TTTAATACTTTAGTAGGCACAAGTGGTTTGTTGGTGGCCTTAAAATCAATCGGACTGGGAGGTATTTTTAAAGGGGCTTCAAAAAAAGTAGACGACATTAAAGTTAAGTTAAGAGGCGATGCAGATTATTCTTATGAAGGACCTGAAAGTGGCTGGGAAGGGGGGACTTGGACAAATGTATCTTTTGAGCCTTTAACTAAAGTAGGCATTAAAATCTTAGATAGTTTAGTTAAATCTAAACAAATGATTAAGGATAAAGTTGGAGGATATATATCTAATACCTCAGAAGATGCGGCTATGGCTGTGGAGAAAATAAAAAATAAAAATGGAAAAATGCAGGTTGAAACAACTGTAGGAGAAAAGACTAAAGGAGCCGTTAAAGGAGAATATGAATCTACAAAAATTTATAGTGGTAAAGATATAGACTCTAGAAAGATACTTCATGAAACAAGTGAGTTAGCAACTGATTCTCCGTATCATGACAATGTTTTTCATGACGAATTTACAGAAGATATTATAAACATAATTTCACCAAAAAAAGTTAAAAAAGCCGAAGGCGGAAGGATTGGAGCCGCAGAGGGTCGATTTTTAGATTCCGTAGGTATAGGGCCTTTAAGTATTAATCCAAGAGCTGCAATCACTGAAAGTGAAATTACAGAACCTTACCAAGGTACAGGACCTCAAATAGATAAAAAAACAGGAACAACGGATATTGGAGCTGATATTATGCTCGATCTTCCTAAAGATTTTTATCTTAAAGGAGAATATGATCAAGGGAGAGCATCCGAAGATATTTATTATCAAGGAGAAAAGGTTTTAGAAGATGTTCCTTTTGATCATGATATTTGGAAATATGGTGTGGGCATTGAAAAGGAGGGCTTTCGAGCCGAAGTAATTTATAATCCTGAGAATGAACGATATGAATTTAAACTGGTAAAATCATTTAATGATGGTGGCAAAGTATGGCGACCTAAAAGCGCACCTAAATTAACAACAACAATACCCCCAGAGCGAGGTCCAACACCACATGGATTGACTTATCTCAC